GCAAGTCCCCCGATGAGGTGTATAAGTCCTGTACCGTAAAAGCCCAACCCGGGGAGATACCTGTAGTGGACAAAGTATTGTCGCTTCTTTTTCTTTTTGTCATCTTCGTAGTAATTCCTTCTTATTGATAATATCTCTCTTGATGATTTATCTATGGTAACTACATAAGGCCTTGCTACACCGTCTTCTTCATCAAACGGTTCTGGCATTTCCATATCTACATGCATCTCAAGGAGAGTATGTCTGTCATCATCTTCAATAGTGGCTGTTTCTCCATCTAATTCATCATATTTTTCTTTTATATCTGACATGTCAGGCTCTGGATCTGGCAACTCTATGTCACGATAAAATCCATTATTCTGTAGTTTTACAATATCATTCGATGTTTTCTTCATTACATGTGTGTATCTTTCACATGTCATAAGATCAGATGCACCATATGAAACGACAAAATCTTCTGCCGGTACAAACATTGCACATGGTCTTTCCATAATTGGATCATAATAAACTTTCTTAAAAGCAGATCCTGCTAATGGTAGCTTGAATAACATCTGTTCTGTTTCGTCACGATATTCTGTCATCTCTTCTGTTAAAAGATAATTCATTTCATTCTCAACTCTAAGAGCCTGTTCTGTTTTTTCTACAGACATCTTGCCAAGTATCTTAGTTCTTACTGGACCAGAGGCAGGATATATTTCTCCCATAGCCTGTGCTTGGAATCTGACTATTGATTCTGTAAGTATTGGATGGAATACACCAGAGGACCCAGCCCACGGCTGTTGCCTTTCTTCTATTTTCATTCCAAGAAGATCAAGTCCTTTAACATAACTCTTTGCCCACTCACTTCTTGATTGTCTGTCTGAATTAAAATTTGATATAAGTTCTGAGGCTATTTCATCTAAATCGTTTTCTTCTATCTCTTCAGCTAGGTTTCTATCAAACTCGCCACCCATTATCTCTTCAACTTGGTCTCCAGTAAAATCAATAATCATTCCTCCATCTTCTGTTTCAACTGATACAGAATCAGGGTTTTCGACTTCAATGCTAATATCAGGTTGAGGTTCTGACATTTCCTTAAATGAAGGTCCCGGTGTCATAATTTTTTCTACTGCCATTTCATGCTCCTATTTAAAGTAGCGCAATTGTTTTTAGGATTATAAATATATTCAGACTTATGTTTACCTGATCGTATAACAGCTCTATCAATAGCTCTTTCTTCTGCAGTCATATAATTTCTTTCCATACCCTTTTTTGTGAGATTTTCAGTTCCCGGATATAACATACCACGATCTTGTAAAATTTTTATAGCTATTTTTCTATCTCCAACCTGCGCTGATAGTCTATCTATTAATTGATTCCTGCCCATATACTCTTCTGTTTGAATAGCCATTAATAATACTCCACTGGTCTTCTATATTTGGGTTCATCATCCCAATCATCCATTGTGGTCCTTATCCAGCCACCTTGTCTGAATCTTAACAGTGCTTGTGTGGTTGAGTCAACCAAGTCATCATGATCACCTGCAGGAAATGCTGCACATTCTTCCACAACTTCTTCTGCCCATCTTGTTGGTGGACACCAAACTACACCACTTGCAAATAGATCAGTAACACTGTTTACCCTAGCTATCTTATCCTGTCCACGGCTCGGTGTAAACTCTGTTACTGGTATTCCCATAGCTCTAAGTTCAAAAATCAAAGGAGATCCTGCAGCTTTTGCCTCAACAATCATCTGATCTGGCTCAAATTCCCAGTATTTATCATAAGCTGCACGTTTTAATTCTGGAAATTCTAACTTTTCTTTGTATGCATCGATTAAAATTAGGTTTGGGCGCTCATTTCCGTCATCGTCAGGGTGGTAAAAGATACCCCAAGTAGTACATGCACTATAATCTGCTCTTTGTGTCTTTAAAAACGCTGTATCCCACGATTGTATGATTGAATCACAAGCCGGAAGGTCTTCTCCCTCCCATTCCTGCCACCATTCTCTCTTAATTAGAGCGCCTTCCTCTGATGTAGGGTCCTGTTGGTACTGTGCGTTCCATTTTGCCACTGGTAATTCAGCTTTTAAGGCATCAAGCTCTTCTCTTTTCCAAAATTCAGGCCATAAAGTCTTATTTGAAGGCAATATTGCAGGTAATTGTATAACTTCCCACTCATTTGATCCTTCTCTTTCAATAGATTTGTTAACAATCTGACCTGTAAGGTCCCTTTTAGACCATCTAGTCATCACAAGTATGATTGCACCACCCGGTTGCAGTCTCTGACGAGGTCCAGAAGTGTACCATTCGTAAACTTTGTTATAAACATCAGGATTATATTCACCCATTGTGGCTTCTTGCTCTGAATGTGGGTCATCAATGATAAGAATATCAGCACCTTTACCTGTAACAGCACCTCCCACACCTATAGCAAAGTAATCTCCACGCTTATTTGTGTTCCATCTACCTGCCGCTTTACTGTCTGTGGATAATTCTATACCGGGAAATACATCTTGGAAGTCTTGATTTTGTATTAGGTTACGAACCTTTCTACCAAAGCCAACTGATAGCTCTGCTGTGTGTGCTGTCTGTATAACTTTCTTTTCTGGATACCTACCCAAGAACCATGCAGGAAAAAGATAACTTGCAAACTCTGACTTGGTATGACGGGGTGGCATATTGATAATCAATCTTTTTAAATCACCCCGGGCTACTCTCTCAAAAGCCTGTGCCATTACTTCATGATGCTTGCCATGAATGAAACTAGGCCACATAAGTTTAACGAAAGGAAGAAACTCATCTCTTGCTTCTTCTCTCTGTTTTACTTTTTCATACTCTTCTACAAGAGCAAGTATTTCTTTTTGTTGTTCTGGAGGTAGCTGACCAATCTTATCAAGATTGTTTTTTAAAATATGAGAAAGCTCATTCATTACTATTCCTAAAATCAGGCGGCCTGCTCTCAACTATCTTCTTTGCCAACTCAATCATCCATAAAGATTCTTTAGTATCGGTAGAAGACGAAACATGCAAAACTCTGTCACCATTACTGTCAGTGGTCCAACCAATTATAAGAGAATCTTCTAATTCGTATTCATCTAAAATTTCAAGAGACTGTCTGTAATCATCTAAAGTTACAATATTGTCTGACAATTAATTGTTCCTTTGTAATATTTATAAATGCTGTTATATATATAACTTATATATATAAACTTCTATAGTATATATATAACCTTCTATCGAATATCTATATATATTAACAAATATAATTTTTTATATATTATTTGAATATAAATTGCAATAGTAAAAGAATCATATAGGCAATATATTTTAAAGTTTATATTATGTTACTTACAGAAACCTCTACAGATATTTAAAAGGGGTGACCCCTTGTCAAAATTTATTATTCTAGTGTGCAAAACTAACATACTAGCATGTCTAGCCACTACGCATACACCGGTGGTTGGGGGTAGGTGGGGTTAAGGTAGGCTAGAAAAAAAATTAGACCAACCACTCTGATTAAATAATCTATCGTTCATAGCTGTCAATAATCTATCGTAGCTAGGTGTAAAACTTTACGTAAATTTTTACTTGGATATTATACTGTTGAGCCTCTTTAATAATTCACTTTCTATTTCTGTAGAAGATCTGTCTCTATTGTCATCCACCTTTAAAACGTCAGTAAATAAGCCAAGATTTTTTCCAAGCATCTCAAGTGCCTTTAGTCTTGTTGCCTCATTGATAGATACATCGTCTGCCATTGCCTCTATCTTGTTTAATATTACGTCTGTTCGTTTGACGTCGTTCATCCTATTAAGTGACATTTTATTGTCTAATAAGTGATCCACAAATATCCTTATATTATCCTTTGATCTTAATCTACTTGCCAACATTCTAAGAGTATTTGGTTTAATATCTTTACTAACATTATAGTTGTTACGATATGCCTCAATTAATGTCATACCTTTTTCGCCATTTTTACCTACAATGTCGATGCAGAAACCTCGCATTTTTTCTGTCAGATCCCCACCAATAACATTAGATTTTTTACTCTTGTTATTATGGCTGTCGTTATCACTAACCAATTTTAATTTAGGTTTATCTTTTTTTTATCTGTCATTTTTAATCCTCAAAAGTTTATGTAAAGTTTTCATATCGTCTTAATAATTCCTGCGACCTATAGCCATCATAACATTTTAATATCTTTGGTTGTAGTCTCATTTCGTGAAATATTAATTGCTGTCGATTTAAGCCTCATACAGCACGTATAATATATTATGCTGTATTGCTATCTAAAAATGAGTTTCAGCGTTTTTGTTCTCCACATTGAGTTACAGAAGATATTGTCTCTGTAGATAAAATAATATCTCTCTAAGCAATATAATAACAACTTAGGGTTTGACAGCTATATTCCTACGTGGTAACAAGAGGACAGATTTTGAATTTCAAAATTTTTTAAGATACAGCCTCTGTTTGGCATTAAATCCCATCTTCGTGAAAGGGCGAGGTTATCTAGGAAGTAGGTTCTCCGGATAGTAAACGAAAGGTCAAGATTTGAGGATGAGGCTATTT